GCATCATTGGTCAAAGCCTTGGTGATGGTAATCGCTGTACGAGACATTTTATACTCCTTGTTAATTGCTCAGTGTAACATTGACAGAAAAGAGATAGGCCTCACTTACGAGGCCTTCGGTTACTCAGCAGCGTACGACACAGTCGCGCATGCGAGAGCGTCGGGCTGAACCACTTTTGCACCGTACAGGTGAAGACCGCGGATGCCCTCACCGAACGAACCTTCACGCTTGATACCCTCAACCTTGTTGAGCTGCTCAGCGTAGCTGATCGCCAGTGTACCTGCACCAGCCAGTACACGGTTCACCGTGGTGACAGTGGTCTTGGACAGGTTGTTGCTCATTCGGATATCGAATCCTTGAGCACGTATGACACGACCATTGGTCAACGCGTCCATATTGGTCTGAGAGATCGTAAACACCTCAGCCAATGTCAACTTCTGGATAAGCCACGGAGGAAGCACTATCCAGCGTGCGTCATTCGGTGCGTTGGCTTCGTCGAGCTTCTGAGTGATCGTTCCGAGCAACTCTAGTGCATCGATATTGCCACCTGCGGTTTTCTTTGCAGTGATCGTCAGGGGCACTGCGGTCGTTCCGAGACCGCTCGTAACACCAGCCTGTGTGTACAAGCCAGCGATGAAGCTGTCGACAGCCTCATTCATAGATACCGCTGCTTTGCGCGAGGCCTCAAGAACAATACTCATGTTCATCTGAGCTGCGTCAACGTCATCAACGTTGAACGCAAAATACTTCGCCTGGTCAATTTCCAGCCACAGAGCCGCGTCTTGCAGTGTCTGGTAGGAAATAGATGTGCTGTTCTTGACGTAGTCGCTGACTGTGATAGGTCCGATTTGGTTAATCTTAACCTTATCGCCGCCACCCATTATCTGACCCTCATAGTTGCGGTTGGCAAGATCGGCGAACACGTGAATCTTGTCCAGAGCGCTTATGACATTTGTGGACCAGAGTTCGGGGATAAAATTATCCAAAGACATGTGAGACTCCTTTGATTATTTCACTGACAGTGCTTGCATGGATGCGTTAACATCCTGCAAATTTGCTTTCATCGTCGCGTGATCCATCGCCTTGATCTGTTCCATCGTAAATTTCGGTGCCTTAGCTTGCGTGGACGACGATGAGCCCGCGCCACCTGCCTGCTTGTTACGACGTGCGTCTGCGTTACTCTCAGCGAGACCTTTCATCCCATCTGTAAATGGTATGATTGCCTCACCCTTGCGAAACACCACCTCGCCAGCCTCATCCAAGTCCACCGCTCCATCCGCTAACAAAGCTTTGACCATGAATTCTGCGCCGTAGTATTCCTCTTTCAACTTCGGCAGCAATTTTGACTCGATGGTCTTGAGCCTGTTTTGTTTCTCAAGCGACGTCCTTGTTTCCCGTTCAGTTTTCAGTTCCGTCTGAGCTGTAGTAAAGTCTGACTGCAGCTTTTTAAGAACCTTCTGAAGCTCTCCGATCTCTGTCGTCGCGCTCGCTTTGGTCTTATCAATCTTATCCATCATCTCCGAAGCGAACGCGTCGATGTCTACCTGTGAGTTAGGATCGTAACCCATCACCTCAAACGCTTGCTTAAACTTTCTGAGTTTTTGGGCCTCTTTGTTTACTTCTCTGTGAGCGCTGATGCCACGTTCTTTCTCACTGGCTACAGCACCCGCATGAAACTCAAGAAGATCCTCACCACCAGGCAACTTTGAAAGAGCTTCTTTGAACTGTTCTGCTGACACTGGCATACAACCTCCGGGGTTTTTAGCGCACGTCCAAGCGGCGCTCGTTGATATATACTATGATGTGTTATATTTATAACACATTACGTCATGTGGTCTACCTAACTCTTTATTTCACCATAAATTACAGTTACTCCAGATTTTAGTTTAGTAGTCCTGAATGTACCTGTCACAAAATCTTCTGGTGGTCTCTGTCGAAATCTGTATGAACTATCCGTCTCACGGCTCGTATAAATCTTAGAAGCTACACGTTTGGCTATCCGTGTAGCCTCTTCCAAAGAGCCTGCTAAAGATTTTGGTACGATGACTGTCTGCATCTCCCATGACATAGTTAGTTATCCCTTAGCGAGTTCATGAGATTTACTGGCTACATATGCCTCCATGGATTTTTTATCCGTATGACCTGCAGCTCGCGCCTCACTCATGAGAGCAGCCACTCCTTGCATACGTGCGTTCTTCTCTGCTTCAGGACCAAGATAGCATTGTCCTACGTCACCCCATTTGTACCCTCTCTGACCATTTCTCATACAGCTTTTAATAGGCATTATGCACCTTCTTTTTTGCTTTGTGTATAAGTGAGTTTGTTATACACACCTGCTATGACGCCGGTCACTACAACCATCATAGCAAGCGAGACTTCCGACGGGACGTCAACGATATACTTATTTATGAGCCATGTGAGTATGATACTCACAGAGCTCATCACGCTTACCTCGGTGCCCTTGACTAGGTTCTTGGAAAGTTTGTTAGCCACGATACGCCTCCTATTTAATGGTTAAATGCACGTGTGAAAACATCCACATAGCGATATCTATCATCTTCCACAAGCCTGCTGGCATGAACACACATAACATGACTATCCAGGATACAAACAGGAAATCTATGCGGCTACGCATTTGCTACCACCGTATTAGTTTCTGTAACAGTAGCGATCGTGTCTGGTTTTGTAGTTTCCACTTGCGACAAATCAGCTTCTACATCCCCGGCTGGTTCTGGTACAGGCTTCGCACCAGCCTCTATCGCCGCAGTGACTTCGTTAATCACGTCATCGTCCTCATCATTCAAGATCATCCTCGCCAACTTTTGCTGAACTTTGTTAGCGAACGTAGCGTTCAGACCTGGTATCCGGAGGACCTTGTCCAACCGAGCTACCTCGTTGTCCTGTCCCATCGGCGCAAAGTCACTGGGGTACGACACGGTATACACGAAAGTTTCAGCCGTGTATCTTCCGAACAGAGTAGCAATCTTCTGTTCCAGTGTAGTAGCCATGCTCGCTGTCTGCTTCAATGTTGACTCATGCGCATAAAAATCATATGCCATAGCCACGCCGGAAGTCTGCGATTGCACACCCACGACACCGCTTTGCTCAGCGATAGCAAACAGATCTTTACGCATCTGTTCTTGATTCGCTACCAGACCGGCAATGATACCGAAGTCAGGTGACGCGTAACCTGGACTGATAGTAGCCTCAGAAGGGATGTTGATGTATGTGTTGTTGCTGATCACCAGATCCTGTGACGGTACACCCTGACAATAAAATATTGAGAACGCCTGAGCTCGCTCCTGATCACGTATCTCAGCGGACTGGTTAAAGATTACGAAATTGAGTTTCGCAATGTCATAGAGCGGAGGATCTACTAGTATTTTAGAATTACACTCACGTTGCTCAGAGAACGTCATGATAACCGGCACTACGCCAAGGTTATGAGTAGCACTGGATACAGTGATCCATTCCTTGGCATTGTTTTTAGCCTTTGTCAATACTACAGACTCTGTAGTGGTCCACCGTCTCCAACGCTTCTGTAGCTCATTACCAATTTTGACAGGCTCTTCAGCGAACGTAATCTCTATGAGATTACCGAACTGGTCACACTCGTAATCTTCTACCTCGTACGCCCTCTTCGCATACACATATGGGAAAATGCGATCTTGTAGAGCCTGGCTCACTGTAGCAGGTTGAGCTGTGCTGGGAAAATTGTCCATCACCGTGAAACTCACACCGTGGAGTCTTGCTAACGTAACAGCCTGCTTGGTGTAGTCCTGGATGAACGTATCGGCGCTATCGCAGTCGTCCAAGAAATCTGTGAACATGCAATCAGTAATTGGATTACCGGCGTCGTCTACTACAGTGCGATCAACGTACTCCGTGAAGACAGGATCTATCATAGCACGCACGATGGGCTTTAGATAGTTTTTGAAGTGCGCCAATCTCCGTCTGTCGAAGAAGGAAGACTCACGCGAGAACGGTATCAAGTAAGAGCCGTCACGGTACCCATGTGAGCCCGCGTAAGTATGGTCCATCCAGATATATGGATTAAGACTGTTGATATTAGTACTATACTGCATTTGTGATATATTACGGTCCTGAGGGCTACCATTGCCCTGGATGGTATAGAAGTGGTCCTCGTCTATGAAACGACCCTGTGAATCAGTCGCCATGATGTTGTCTCCTATGATAATTATTCACGACCTCTTGAAACTTTTCCGACGCCTCGACTACCACCTCTTTTGGCAGCTTACTGTCATTCTTATACGAAACCACAAACCACGCTGGGTCTGTCTCTATGAGTCCATGCTCATTGCTATCATGCAGTATATACTCAGCCGTCATCACATACTGGCTGAGTGTCATGTCTGCTGGTATATCCGCAGGTATTTGATAAAATATACCAGTCACTCCCTGCATATAATCACTCATCACACTCTCCGTTCTATTTCCTACCCTATCATAATGCAGTTAATAGACATGATCGTACCGATCAGTACGAGTCCAGGGAACTCTATTACTTGCATCAGCGACTCTTCTTCGTCACTATTCTGTTAGTCGTAGGTACCGTGATCATATGAGTAGCGTCTGGATCTTCATCACCAAATGTCATGTCTATGATATCTGGTAGTGTCGGCTTCTTAGCTGTCACGTATAAGTCACAGTCCTTGGATGTACGCTGGCAGTGACACTCGTGATCGTTAAATTGACAGATCATAATTCACTCCTCAGTAAAGTTTTACCTTAGCTGACGATCCTACAGGCTCAGTCAGAGCTTTGTAGGCCATCGAGACGGCGTCTACCATATCTTCGTGGTCGTGACTCATGTCCGCACTAAACGCATCGCACTCATCATAAAATGCCTGGTTCCAGGGCGCTTTACAAACCAGTATGCCACCTAATTCCGCCCTGGAAATCCAGGGCATCGCACGCGCCAGCTTATCCGCACGGGGATTAATGGCCTTGATAACGTACCCACTCAATGGGGGTAACCTTTTTAAGTCATCTATATACCCACGCTGCTGTCCCGCAAGCTCTATTATTATATGTATATTTCGTCCATCACTATGCGCGGTCTCTATTAATTTCTGCTGAAAATCCGGATACTCAAATTTTCCGTGTACCATATGACCTATACAAATTTTAGAACCTGAATGAAACATCAAAGCTCCGGCGGAAAAGTCCGCGGAGGTCTTTATACTCACCGCCAAATCCCAGGCTCTTACACCCGCGCTCGGTCTGATATAATCACACTCCACAAACCAAGAATGCTTTATCACCCCAGCGCTGAACTCTACTACCTCAGCGTCAAGCTCCTGAGCAGCATATTGACTCGTATACCTTTTCCGCAGGTCGAGTTCGTACTCCTCACTCAAGAAAGGATTCTCGGAAGTCTTCTGGGTGATAAGATCAACATGCTCCGTGTCCTGCGCCAGACGCCACACCCAGTCTTTGCCTCTGGGGGAAGAACATATAAAACATTGCCCATCCCCTGAATTCCGCATACGTCCTATAAGAATAAGAAACAATTTATCGTCACGCATGTTTC